ATTCACTTTAATAATTTGTCCTGCCGAACCAATTGAACTAAGGCCCGTTCCACTGTTTGCTACAGGTATTGTTTCACCTGATTGGAACTCCGCCATTCCAGTGGCCACATTTGAACTGTTAAAGACTACTCGTACCGGTGTTTTATCTGCCATAATGTTCTCGTACTGTCCCCGGCCTTCTTGCACTCACCGGATGGATATCCTATCAACAAGTGTATTTATTGCGTGTTTTTAAAATTGGAATAGCGTGATTCCAGCGGCATTTTCCGACAAAGCTGTTCCGTCTGCCAGTGTAAATGTTTGTTGAGCATCTGTGTACACAGGCACGTCTTCCACAGTGGCATTGAATTCTAGTGTTAGATCACCGTCTTGGGCCAATAGCTGTGCATCAGTGAATGTTGTGCTACCATCACTGACAAATAGTTTTACATTCTGGACGGGCCTCGCAAGTGTTCCTGCTTTAGATCCAGTAAGTGATATACCGTTGGTACCAACCTTACTTCCTGTAGGCAGTGTTGCTCCTGTGGCCGCAATGGTCAATTCACCACTTCCATCAGATTTGATTGTTGCTCCACCTAGGTCAATTGTCTCCGCGGCCAAGTATGCAGTTTGCCATCTACGTGTTTGTGATCCCAGTTGGAATACACCGTCCTGACTAGGTATAAGGTTACCTGCAATTTGTATGCCTGGCGTAGAATCTTCAGTTTGTATTGTTGTGCCCGCTATTCTTATGCCTTCGATCACAACATTTCCGTTACTAGAAACAAGTGTCAGGTCTGCGTTACTTGGCGCTGATAGGGTTGAACCTATAGCAGTTAGGTCTCCAAGGCTGGTTGAAGAACCACCTCCCCCTCCTGTGCTTATTGCTATACCGCCTGCTGTTGATCCATCTCCTAATCTTAAACTGCCAGTGTTTACATCTACTGCAAGGTATCCATCTTCAAGGATGTGTGTGGACAGATTATAGTCTTTGTATGATCCTACTAGTTTTCTGAATGGCATGTACGCTCCTTAGATTTGGCCTGATAGTGTCTTTAGTCTTTGTATGAATTCACTTTCTGTTTTTGTTTCTTTGTTTTTCATTTCAGCGGGCACACCTGGTTGGTCCGCTGTGGTTAGTTCCGGCTGTTTTACCAGCGGTGGATCCTCTCTTGCTTCCTGATCTGTTTCTTCTACATCACTGTCTTGGTAGATGTGGTCAAACTGGGCAAGGTCCTTGCCGGCCTCTTTTTTCTTCAATTCTAATTCTTGCTGTGGTGGGAAAACTTGGGCCTTTGTGTTTGGATCATCTGACGCTACCTTTCCTGGATTGTCAGCATTTGTGACGTCTACAGGTTTTTCTTTGGTGTCAGTTGATGCTGTGGCCTTTTTAGCACCCATCAGTTGATTCAACAAAGCTTCATCCTCTTTTTCAGGGATGGCCTTGATGTTGATGTCTATCTCTTTATATCTCACTTGTTATCCTACGAAGTTGCAACCGCACTATTATCATCCACGTAACTCCATCTGTTATTGGTGGTTTCATAATAGCACAATTTATTTTTAGTGGCCCCTGCACCGTCGGTGGTTAAAAAGGCAACCATTCCATTTGCCGGACTTGATGGCAAGTTTGCAAACGCGACTGGAGTAAACTGCAAGCCGTTTTTAAGTGTAACAACTTCAGTGCTTGGTTCTAGCGTGTATGCGCCTTGTGTTCTAACTGTTTTTGACATTTGCTAGTATTTATGTTGTGAATGGGGGAGCGTGTAACTCCCCCAAAATGCACGTGTTATTATGATTATAAGACGTTGATGTTAACTTTGCCAGATACTTGACCTTCGTCAGTACCTTCAGCATTTCTCACATATGGTCCGCTACCAGTGGCGCCACCTGCTGTAACGTATTGCACAGTGTTGTTGTGGAACTTACTGATGTAGACTACTGTTGAGTCATCCAAGATACCTTGCACCATGAACTCACCAAGTCCACTACCATTGTCGTTGGCAAGTGATCCTGGAGCAACTGCTTTGAGTTGCATAAGCACTTCAGTTGAGTCATCTAAGTGTATCTTAAACGTGTTGGTTGATCTCTGTGCCACGATGTAGGCAACCGTTGAATCAACTTTTGATCCACCGAATGTTCTAAAGGCCGTGACTGCGATCTTTCCTTCGTTGTCTCCGCCGAAGTCGTCTGATCCGCTAACCATCCTGTCTTTTCTTATAGGTCTTCCCATTTGTTTTCTCCTTTAAAGGAGTCCAATGCCAGTTCTCCTGGCTACGCAGTGATTATCTGCATAAGTCTTCTACACGTGTAGAAGCACGTTTGAACTATAGGTATTTACCAAAATTTTGTGTGTGAAATATGTATACAAAAATGATTGGTCAGTCACAAAAAAAGGGCGACCGAAGCCGCCCTTTTTGAAATAAAAATAAACCTTGGCTTATTTGAATTTTAAGTTTGTTCCACTGTTCATGCCTACTAATCCTACGTAGTCTGCCGCGTTACCTAGTGAAGATGCAGTGTTCGTTAATTCAACGTAACCGTATCTTGTTAGGAAACCAACAACTGGTTCGAATGTAGCTGGATCTAGTACAACACCAGAAGACATTAAAGGAATGTAAGGACAATAGAACGCTGGTGCGTCTGCCTCACTTGCTCCTTTGTAACCTACTAGTACGTCTACACTGTCAGCCGCGTAAGCGTCAACGTATACTCTCATAGCGCCGTTCAATGTACCAACGAATTTAGTGTTAGTAGGTGCTTCAAAAGTACCTTCAGTTGTTCTTGCGAACGCTGAAGTTGATGCTGATTGAAGAACTGTTAAAGCAGTTGGAGATACTACAGCGTAGTTTCCAGCTCCTCTTCTTGTTCTTGTTGCGATTTGGTTAGCAACTCTGTTGATTAATACAGCCAATGCCGCGTGTTCATCACCGACGAACGTCGCAGTACCTGACACAGCCGCTTGGTCAAATGTCTCTGACGCTGAACCAGCCAATGTTCTTAATGATTGGATGATCTCTTGGTCGATCTCAGCAGTGATCTCTTGGGCTAATGCCGCCATGATTTCTGCTTCTACATCGATACCTTGCTGTGCTTGAGCATCTTGAGCCGCTTCAAATGTCCATCTAGCTGATAATTTTCTAGACTTCGCTTCAACGGGTTGTTTCAAGATCTGTATTGATAATCTTTTACCAGCTGTACCCTCTAAAGAAGCTGTTGATGCCGCTTTTGGAGTAGTGTTGTTCTGGTTACCAGAGTATGCTTTCGCGATTTTGAATGGAGATAATGCTTCTTCACCAGCAGTTGTGTTTGAACTTACTGTGTCTGCATATCTTATTCTTAATGTGTGGATTTGTCCTACAGGACCAGTCATTGGTTGTACACCTACGATCTCGTTTGCGATCACAGTTGGCATAACCCTTCTGATTACTGGTAGGATAACCCTGTTTAACGTAGCAACGTTACCTGCAGATGTGGCACCAGCAGTTGATTGTTCTGCTAAGTATCTTTTTGTGTTTTCCAACACAACATCCATAGTTTTTTTCTTGTTGCCTGCTAAACCTTCGGTTAGAGCGGCTTTAGTTTCGCCCCATTTTGATTCAAATATATCTGACATTTGTATCTTTCCCCTTAGTTTGTTGTTATATACCCGCTAATTTACGGATATTAGTTAAGTCCGCATCTTCCCTTTGTGCTCTGTCGCCAGCCGCTTCAGAAATAACTTGTTTTCCTGTTTGTACTGGTTTATCAGCCATCACGTGTGGTAGATACTTGTCGAATGAACTTTGAAGTTTCGCTGTTTGAACTGATTCTAACAACTGACTCATTACTTCACTCTTTTCTTTGCCCAATGGTTTGAGCATCTCAGCCATCTTTTCCTTACGTTCCATCAAGTCAGCTTGTCTTTTGGACTCAGCTTCTTTTGACTCAATCACCGCTTGTTTCTCTTCGACGGCCTTCTCAGCGTTTTTTAATTTAAGTGTAGTTTCATCCACAACTTTCATCAGCTTAGAAGTCTCAGATTTCTCATTTAAGTAAGAATTCTGGTACTCAGAAGCAAACGCTTCGAATATTTTCTTGCCAAAATTGATTTCTCTAGCAGATGTAATGTCTTCCTTAAGAGCTTTCAACTCTTCAGCAAGTTTTTTGTTTACAGCTGATTCTACAACTTTAGCAGATCTTGTTATGAAAGCCTCTTTCATCTTGGCCATTTGTTTTTTGGCTTCGGCTACTAGTTTGACTTTCGTTTCCACAACGCCTTTTTTGTCTTCATGGAACTCTTTAATTTCTTTTGCAAGAGCACCAACTACGAATTCTTCCATTTTCTTGAAGTTTTCGTGGACACCTTTTCTGTCGATGTGTAGTTCTTTCAACTCTTCTGTCAATTTTGAAAGTATGAAACTTTCCAATTTAGCAGAATGTTTGCCTACGTTTTCTTTGTAGGCTATTTTTTCTTGTGCAAGTGCTTTTCTGTCTTCAACGAACTTTGTGATCTCTTCAGATAACTTTTCATTCATCATAGAATCTATAGCCTCGATCATGTTTGCCTTGTCGTGTTCGTATCTTTTGGCAAACTCTTCTCTTAACTCCGCGCCTACAACTTCTTTGTTTTCTTTAATCTTCAAGTCCCAAGCTTCTTGGATGCCCTTTTGAACATCTTCCGAGATTGCTCCAGACTCTACTAGTTTTGATATTGCGTCTATCATGTTATTTCAGGTCCTTTATTATGTTTGTAAGTGCCTCTTTCAGGAACTTCTGTGCTTTAGCATCGTTTCTAACTTCAGCGGCCAGACCCTTCGCCATGTTACCACCTTTTGTGTTCATTAGGTGTTCGTAAATTGGCGTCGGATAAGCACCCGGTGCCGAAGGTTGGGCCACAACATCAACTGTGATGATCTCAAAGTCTGAAACTTCACCGCTTCCGTATTCGTTCATGTTACCAGAACCCCTACTTGAAACGCCTAGTTTCACACCTGATTCCAACATAGTTTTGACAAGTTGGCCCATTGGTGTTGGTAAGATTTTCATCTTACCGTATCCATTTGGTCCGTCCATCCACATTTCAGTGATCATGTGTGACACACGGTCCAAATTAATTTTTAAATCGTCTGGATGATCCACTTCACCTAACACAGAGTATCCTGAACTGATCTGATCGTTTAGTGTTTTTGTCGCTTTTGCGATTTCTTGCACTGGATAAACTCTCTGATTAGCGTTCTTGATCCCACCTTGAATGCAGATGCCCTTCATGTACAAATCCTTACCGTGCTCGCCCTCGTGTAAGATCTGCACTCTGGCCTGATCGAACGTTAGATTCTCTCTTAGGTATAGTGATGCCATCCGATGATCTCCTTTAAATCAACAATTATCTAGAAGCAACTGGAGATTTTGCAGATTTGTCCGAACCGTCCGCGGTATTAGCCGTTGCCTGCTTCTTGTATGAAGTAGCTTTGTCTTTTCCTGGACTGTTCTCGAAATCACTCATCTTCTGCGCAGTTGGAGCCGGTCTTCCTGTTTCGTCTGCTCCGCCTTTGGCAATGTTAGATGTTGTACCACCTGCTGATTTAACAGCGGTGTTTACTGGTGATTTCGCTGACTTCTCTGAATGGTCGGCGTTGTCAGCACTTTTTGAGATCTTGTATTCTTTCATTTTCTCTTTTTTGTGCATGGCTTCCTTTTTCATGCCCTTGTCTTTGTGCATGGCTTCCTTTTTCATGCCCTTGTCTTTGTGCATGGCTTCGGTCTGCTTGCCTTCCATTTCAACTTCTGGAGCCAATTCTGGTGCAACTTCTAAAGACTCATCTTCTTTTTCTTCATCGTCACCGTCTTTTTTGTCCATCATTGCTTCGAATTCAGCTTTTAATTCGTCTAAAGCGTCTTCTAAGTCAACAACTCTGTCTTCCATATCTTCATCGCCGTCTTTGTCCATGTCTTTGTCCATGTCCATGTCTTTGTTCATGTCCATGTCTTTGTTCATGTCCATGTCCATTTCTTTGGCGCCTTCTTCGTCTGCAGATATGTCTTTGACCAATTCGTCAGTAGCGTCGCCACCAACTTCTTCTATTGACTCTTCTTCAGTAGTTTCTTCGTCTTCGATGTCTACCACTTCGTCCACTTGCTCATCATTTGCTTCTTCTGACTCAGACTCTTTTTTCATTTTGTCTTTTTTGTCATGCATAGCTTCAGTAGTCTCAGTTTCATCTACTTTTTCTTCTTCAGATGACTCAGTTTCTGTAACTTCGTCTTCTTTTTTCATTTTCTTGTCATGCATCGCTTCAGCAGTCACTTCTTCGTCTGCTAGGTTCTCGTAGATATCTCTAGATTTTTCTACAACGATTTCATGGAATAAAGCTTCTGCTTTATCGTTTTCTTCGTTTATCAGTAACTCTAATAAACTCTCAAATTTATTGTTTGACATTTTACACGTGCTCCTTTGTATAGGTCGATTTGTACTTATAAGTGTTTGTATTTACAGATATGCAGTAAAAACAACGGTATTTGTGGTGAAAAAGGGTATTTTGGTTCTAGATCTTGAGCTGTAAGCCAAATTTGGCCAAAAAATCCTCTGTGGTGATATGTGACATGTTTTCGGGCCTGTCTATGTCCTTGGGTTTGAACCAGTCTTTAGTGATGACCCTGTGGAACTTTACATCCGTGTAGTCCTGTAGACAGCGTTTGGTCTGATTCATCCAGTTGCCGTAGAATGTTGCGGACTCGTTTTTTTTCTTGTAGTTCCTGGTGTCCCCGAACATGTTGTTG